TTTGCAATTTTAGATAATTCTAATCCTACATTCGTGGATTACTATTACATTCCACTTATCTTTTTAGAGTCATTCAATGCTCCAGCAGTTGTATTGCAAGTTGGTGACAAGCAGATTAAGATGCCAGTTGATTGGCAAGTGTTGATCGGTGATGAAGAAGGTGGAGACTTAGAAACACTTCCCCTCTCATCTTTGAATGACAGAGGCTTTTCAGTCTTTTCATTTAATCCGTTATCGTCATTCTCTCCAGGCTTTCTCCCAATAGAGATTGTAGACATTTATTCAGATGTAACATGGTACGCACCAAGACTACGTAACGGTCAGTTCTTATGTGTGCCTTTAGATGATGGTCCCAAGCCAAGATGTATCTACTTTGTTAAAGAAATTAGTAGAAATTGTGAAGTTGTAGATTATGCTCAAGTCTTTTGATCATTGGAAGAATGTCTGCAAACTACATTGGAAAGAAATAGTTACACTGTCTATTGCATTGCACTGGATAGTTGATTTGTTTATTATAGCACCCTTATCGATAGCAATAGGGTGGTTTGCAAGAGGTTACTTTGGCTAGAGCAAAAACTCCAACAGATGAAAAGTTTGAAAAACAAGACTTCAACTTGTTTGAAGCAATAGCGGCAATCGATAAAAAAGATTATGATTATTACGATAGACTAACTCCTGAACAACAAAAGAAGTTTGTTCCGTTTATGATGCTACATTGGATTAGTGTAGTAAAAGGTAAACGTGAGTTGTCGCAATACTATTTACAGAGTGTTGACTATCATGCCAACACACATTTGTTTAATGAAAACGTAATGCATCATCCTAAATTACAATGGTTGATGTTATGTGCGGCGAGTCCAGGCATTGGTAAACAATTTCATCAATGGATCCCTCACATTAAAGCAGGCGTAAGCAAGTTAAAAGATACTGCAAAGCCTAAAGATATAAAAGATTACTATAAAAAAGTATATCCTAAACTAACAGCAGGAGAACTCACTGAGATAGCAAAATTGTTTTGTGAACAACACAAACGCAAAATGTATCTAGCAGAAAAGTTTCCAGAATTAAAATTTGATGAGGTAGAATTACTTAGTGAACTCGTTACAGATAATGAAATCGAAGAATACGAAAAAGAACTCGGCAACTAAAAAGTTTGGTTGCGATTTTTGCGGAAGAAGTTTTGCAAAAGAAAGTACTATTGAAAAACATCTTTGTGAACAGAAACGCAGATATGGTGATAGGAACCTTAAAGGTAATCGTATAGGTTTTAATGCATGGTTAAACTTCTATGCACAAAACACTTCTAGCAAAAAACAAAAAACTTATGTGGACTTTACTAAAAGTTCTTATTATCTAGCCTTTGTTAAGTTCGGTCATTATTGTGTTAACACAAGATGTATCAATGTGAATCGTTATGCTGATTGGTTGCTTAGAAATCAAATTAGAATTGACAGTTGGACTAGTGATAAAAACTACACTAAGTTTATTGTTGAATATCTTAGACAAGAAGATCCATTAGATGCAATTGCTCGTAGCATGGAGACTCTTATCGAAATTTGTAAAGATGATCAGATAGAAAGTAAAGATGCATTTAGATATGGTGCTCCAAATAGAATCTGTTATGAAGTCACAACAGGAAGAGTATCGCCTTGGTCGTTGTATCAGAGTGAGTCTGGTGCAGAGTTTCTAAGTAAGTTAGATGAAGTACAACAAAAAATGGTATTAGAATATATTGACCCTGAGAAGTGGGCGATTAAATTTAACCGTGATGCAGAAGTTGTAGTTGAAGTAAAAGAGTTATTGAGGCAAGCAGGGTATTGAATACAGTAGAAGTACATTTACAATTTTATGAACTAGATGGTCGATGGAAAGGACATGACATATTCAAGTGGTGTTGTGTCACTAAAACTCCTCCCAGATATGAACGTTTTCATCCTAGACCTTTAGCACATACTGATTTGTCTTCTATTATAAATTTTAATAAAGTACGAGATTGGTGTTGGGATACATGGGGACCTAGTTGTGATATGAAAGATTACGACAGAGTACATGAATTATCAAACTTTATGAGCCTAGCACAATACAACGACAGTACATACGATACACTAAATGAAAACTGGTGTTGGTCTAATGAAGAAGATCATAAGCAACGTAGAATATATCTAGCAGGTGACGAAGAACGTGTGTGGCTAGAAACGAGGTGGCAATGAGTCAGTGGCACGGCGGAAAAGGATCCGCACCTAGAAAGGGTGAAAATCAAAAAGCCTATGCCGCTAACTATGATCGTATCTTCGGTAAAAAAGATATCATTAATGATCAATTATCACATGAAGGCAGGGGTTTTGATATCATAAATGATATCGTATCAGACGACCTTATTCAACGTATAAACGACAGAAAGGACGAACTCTACCCTGTACGTGCATCCACACATAAGAAGCAGTATGCAGAAGCAGAGGCATGTAAGAAACTATTTGGCATTGCTGTATGGTGGAGTCAACTCACGGATGATTGGGACGAAGTACAAGAGATACATGAACTCATCTATCCTGAAATCAAAAAGCATTTAACTGATGCAACATTTTATGCAAGTGATATCGTAACAATCAATGGTCCAAGCAGATGGGTAGGACCTCATATTGATACACCGCACAGATTTAAAAAATATAATAAAAGAGAAAACAATGATGTCTGTGGTATACAAGTTATTATTCCACTTGATGACTTAGACAAAGACACAGGAGCAACTGGACTTATTCCTTATAGTCATCAACAAGATTGGGATATACAAGATTGCTATGAAGGCGTGCATGATGAATACTTTTTAGAGAATGCAGAACAATATGATATGCCAAAAGGTAGTATCTTGTTTTACAATACTCGTTTAATGCATTCTACTATGCCATTACATTTACCCAAAAAACGTTCCATTTTGTTGATTAATTACCTCAGAAATGATATAATAAAAGAAATAAAAGACGAAGATAACGTATGGAGTTCTAATGGCAAATGACGTAATGATAGATATGGAAACTCTAAGTACAGATCCTGATTGTGTTATTTTAACAATCGGTGCTGTTCGTTTTGATCCTATGGGTACTGGAGTCGTAGAAAAACTAGAACTACGTCCTGAGATAGATTCGCAAACAGAAGAATTAAATAGACATATAAACCCTGATACATTAAGGTGGTGGGGAGAACAAAGTGAGGATGCAATTGATGAAGCAATGGGTGACAGAGATAGGATTCCGTTTAAAGATGCAATGGATCAGTTATACAAGTTCTGCTGGAATCGCAGAGCAGTTTGGTCTAATGGCGCTGGTTTTGATATTGTTGTTGCAGAGAATGCCTTTAGGCAATTAGAAATGCCGATACCCTGGCCTTTCTACACTATTAGAGACACAAGAACAATATATGATCTTTGCAACGTATCTCTTAAAGATGGTCAAGCAGTAACGTCTCACAAGGCTGTAGAAGACGCAGAACACCAAGCAATCGTTGTGCAACGTGCATATCAGAAACTTAAACAAGCAGGACTTAAATGAGTATACAGTCAGATATTGATATTGACTTTGGAGATAGAGAAAAACTACTCAAGTTGATTAAACATGTACCTGCGGCAATGCGTGATGTAGAGCCAATAAAGAAACATCCTACTGGTGTATACATAACAGATGTACCCTATGACCCTGTAAATGATATGTGTTCTTTAGATTATAAAGAAGCAGATCAAAGAGGATACTTTAAGTTAGACCTGTTAAATGTTAACATCTATAAAGCAGTAAAAGATGAATTACATTTAATTAGTCTTATGACTGAGCCTAATTGGGAACGATTAAAAGAAAGAAATTTTGTATCTGTGTTGTTGCATCTAAACAAACAATATGATGTTATGCAACAAATGCCAGAGCCTATTAATAGTATTCCAAGATTAGCAATGTTCTTGGCTATTATTCGTCCAGCAAAAAGAAATCTTATTGGGAAGACATGGAAAGAGATAAGTAAAACTGTGTGGATTGACAACAATACAGGATACACGTTTAAAAAGTCACATGCAGTGGCATATGCACAATTAGTTGTAGTGCATATGAATTTATTAGAGGAGCAAGATGAGTCAATATGACGATAGAGTAGAAAGACAGAGACAAATGTTAGCGGCCGAAGAGTGGTCAAGAGGCGTAAAAGCAATACATGCACATTCATTTACTACTATGCATTACGAAACAAACCCAGATAGAACAGGTGATGATTTACGTGTATTAGATATAGAATATAATGACGGCACAGTAGAAAGAGAATACATAGTATCAGGTCGAAAAGAAATAATAGGAACAAAACTTAAAGGTGAAATGTTATTGTTTGAGTATCAGAGGCACATCTAATGGAAGAATTGACACTAAACTTAATACCAGAAAACGATCCTAAATTAAAGGAACCTTGTGAGCCTTGGGACTTTAAACTCGACGGTGATCCAACTGAACTAATTAAAGCAATGACTAAAGTGATGTTTAATCCTAATCATCCTGGCATTGGTTTAGCCGCACCACAATGTGGCGTAATGAAAAATATATTAATCATGGGCACAGATGAAAAGTTAATGGCTTTTATTAATCCTCAAGTAGATGAACTTAGAGGAGAAAAAGAATTATTTTTAGAAGGGTGCTTAAGTTATCCTGATCTATGGTTGCATGTTCCAAGACAACCTGAATGCGTAGTCACCTATCAACAAATCGATGGTGAAGTCGTTAAAGAAAAACATCTTACTGGTATTCAAGCACGTGTATTTTTACATGAATATGATCACCTATTAGGTATCACGTTTGAAGAACGTGTACAAAGTAAACTTAGTTTAGAATTGGCTAGAAAACGCAGAGCAAAAAAGAAACGCCAAAGTGCTAAACTGGCTAGAAGACTTAAATTCCCTTCTGTTTCTTAGTAAGGTCGTTTTACTAAAGTAATCGATTTTCTTTTAACTCTTTTCTTTTGGAAGTCAGTCATTGACACAATCGGTCCATGCAACAATGTTAATGACTTATTATTGAATGTTCTTAAGAAAGGTTTAAACATTGCCCACTCTTGCTTAAGAAATAAATGAATTGGTATTTGACGATTTGATTCCCACCACCAAACATCTCCTAATTCTAAAAACTTTAGTCTTTTTTCAGGATCAACTATTGCACCATAGTCATAGATAGTTGTAACAAGATCATCACGGTTTTGAACAATGCCCACAAAGTCTTGTCCGGCATATTGTAACACCGAAATAAACGGGTGAGTCTCTGTCAATTTGACAAAAAAGTCGATGGGTTTCTTTGAATCTGTCATGTCTGTAAAGTATTTAGTACGATGAAAAAAATGGTCAAATTTCTTGGTAAACGCACCTAAAGATAAATATATTCTAT